GATAAAGCTTTGTCGGTAGATGAACTACGAACCAATATGTGTAAAAAACTGCAAGGGAATGAAGCAGGTTTGATCACCTATTTTAGATTAGACGAAAGCAGCGGCACCATTACAGAAAATAAAGCAGCCGGAAGTTCGGAGGATGGAGAACTGATGAAGGCTCCTAAAATAGGATTGTCAGGTGCCTTATTGGGTGATCTTTCGGCCTACACTTATAGCTCTGTTGCTGACGCTATTTATACTACAAATCTTGACGTTTTCTCTGTAAAGTTTTACATTCGCAAAATTCAAATGTACATAAAAACTAAAACCAAAGGTGCATAAAATACCTTTGGTTTTCACTTCTAAAAGACTTTTAAAATCAAGCGGAAATTTCTGCAATTTTTTGAATCATTATACAGCTTCTAATTGGCTGTCTAATATCCATTGCTGACTGAGAGCCAAAAAAACCATAATCGGTGCCTACTACAGGAGATTGGAAAACCCTAGAAGGAGCAGGAAGAGCACCATTCCCCGTAAAAGTACCTTCTGGCAATTCTGTTGCATTAATCAATGTTTTCCATTTTCCAACTAATGATGAAACAAGAGAGACAATATAATCGCCTGCGCCTCTTACATCCGCAAAAGCAGCATTCGTATGATTAGTCCCCACGAAACCAATACCTCCCATATCAGGCGAAGTATAACCACCAAAGGATGCTAAACCATTCATTAGTGCAAATCCCTCATACTTTTTATAAGGAATCCCAAGACCGTTGCTGTCAAAAAAGTCACTCAAAAAATCAACAGAAGGGAGCTTCATTAGCATTTCAGCAACAGTATATAGTTCTTTCGACTTATTAAACTGAATATGTTCAAGCCTTCTAATTTCATCATATTGTACTATTCCAGTTTCAGTACTAGCAACTAGTCTGAATTTTAAGTGAATATCAATATTGGAAGAACTACCATTATCAAAGACAACAGGATTATCAGCAGCAGGGACTTCTAATATTGCCCACTTTGCAAAACCAGCAGGAGAAGCCAATGCTGTAGTCAGTGCATCAACTGTATAAATAAATCCTTGGTAATAAATTTGCCCTGCTGTATGTGTGTAATTTGTGCCTACTTTAGTCACTACACAGCCGTTCATAATAACAGGCAAATTATAGCCTTCAGGCAATTGAGCCGAAACAATGGCTGTAACTGCTTCAGAAATACCATCTTGGATATATTCTAAATCTGTTGTACCAAATCCAACCCCGTTTCTTGGGGCTGCTCCTAAACGAAATAATTTCATGCTGGGTAAAGTTTATGCTCCAACTTGTGCGATTGCGGTGACTTTAAAATTTTCAGGATCGGAATCAGGTAAAATATAACCAGCTACTGTATAATATTTTACAGAAATATCAGAACCATACGTACCTCCTGAATTCTTTGCTTTTAATGTTTTCAAGTCAAAATATACTCTACCATAAACATTGCTAATTGCATCTTCAATGGCTTCACGTGTCAATACACCAGCAAACGGTAAAGCTTTCATTTTGGCTTTTACAGCTTCTTTTACAGCATTTTCAAAATAAGCTGCTGTTCCTATCAGTGGGTTGTAATAAAAATCACAATCCATCAGCATCACATCACCTTCTGAAGTGGAAACAATGATGTTGCAACCGCAAGGCTGCATTATGTCTATGTATTCCTTGAAAGCATTCAATTGATCTATTGGCAATACAACCAATTCCCCTGATGATTCCCCTGCTACTTTTAGAAGCGTAACTCCATTTGCTGTTTTGCTCCAAGATGCTGCTTTTATTACCTTTTTAGAATCATCCTTGGTTTGATATAAAAGTCTTTTTTTACCATCTATTCCGATAATAGAAGACAATGTATCTCCATACTGAAAATCATACGCAATATCAACTAGCCATGCGTTGTTTATTGTTGCGCCTTTTTCTACAATTGCCTGAATTTCAACCTTTGTTTGGTCAAACATGCGCTGTTGTATTGTTAATTTAGATGCGATTACAAAACACCATAACCGCCAAATTGCCACAGCACTTTTGGAATTCAATTCATCAAGCAAAGCCCTCATTCGAGTAATCGCATCAGGATAAGTATATAACTCCTGCCCTAATTCGGCTGAAATAGTAGTCTGAAGTTCTTTTTCTTCAACTAAATCATTGTAATTTTCTTGAACTGTTTTAGCCATTTTGCAAAATAATTATGGTATAAATTTTTCTGCTAAAATTGTATAGATAGGTTTGGTCTCAGATGCTGACCAAGTGACATCTGCAAAGCCTAAACAACCAAGATCTCCATTGAAAAAATTGGTTGTAGTACTCCCGCCAGCACCAATGATGCACGCTTGCGAGTTTGTCGAAGGTGAATTTCCGACTGGAATTGAAACAGCTGGCAGTGCAACGTTGTCAACATATAATATTAGTTTGCCTAACCCTGTAACGGGGTCTGCTGTATTATCAACAGTGCCAATAACAATATGAATGTTTGTGTCATTTTGGGCAAACTCTGTTGTATACGAAGTGCCAGCGTCTGGCTTTGTCAGCAACATTCTGGCAGTAACAGCCGTTACGATGTTGTTGAAGAAAGCCCAGCGACTTGAAGTAGTGGCAGCTTCAGTAAAAGAAAATATTGCTTGGCTTCCTGTTCCTGCCACTTTTTTGTAAACGGCAAAAAAACTAAACCCAGATTTGTTATTTGTAATATCCTTTAAAGCCATCTGATACCAGTCATCAGTTCCATCGAGCCTCACGGATGGTTTTCCGTTGAAGATGTTCGTTCTGTAAGTCCCTCTTTTGGTAGATGTCGGTTGCGACAAGTCGTATCCATTGCCCATCAAATCAGAAATTGCGATTTTTGATGAAGCATCAGCCTGAACGGGCTCTTCTGAAATGTCATACAGAGCCTTCATTCCTTTTATTGCACGAAGATTATCCCCAAGAGTAATGAGTTTGTTAGCCAGAGTGAGAGCTTTGTTTGCTTGCGTAACCTGTTTCATATTATTCTATATTCTACGCCCGTTGACAGCAAATTTATTTTTTGATAACTACCTGTAATTGAATTACTAGTGCTTCCATTAATAGTACCGATCAACGTAACAGTGACAGATGTTGCGCCAGTCATGATGCAAAACTTCTGCCCAGAAACTAAGGAAGGCGGAGCTAAAATCGCATTCGCACTAGCATCGAATTCGATGTTTTCATCGTTCGCAGTAAATGAGTAATTGGCCGATTTTAACGCATAAGGGCGAACTAAGCCTGTCGTCTCAATTGCAATCGCTTCGGTAATCAGCCAACGATAAGCCGTCCCGTCCGCGGGGCAAAAATACCCGTACCGCTTGTTTGTGTCGGTAAGGTTTTGTCCCTGCCAAAACTGACCTGCTAATAGATTACTTATTCCTGTTTTTACTCCCAGTGTCCATCCGCTTTCGGTGTTTAGAGCTGTTTGAACTGTTGTGTTGCTAACGATCATGCCCCTTGTTTCAGCCGTATTGAACTGGGCATATGTCAGCGAGCCGTCAGCTGGGGTAGTGGTTATTCTTCTGAAACGCTTTAACTGTGTAGACAAAAGGGATGTTGCAGCCACATGCGCAAGCTCGTTGAAGTGAACACCATCCCTATCATATTGAGCCGCCAACAAGCCCGACCCATCTTTCATAAGGGTATGAAAATCCACAACCTCAACACGGGTGCTTTCGGCTAAAATACCAGTGTTGTACGGGACGATGTATGTAGTGTTTCGGGTGCTATTAGAGGTTGGAGGAATTAACGCAACGATAACTTTACATCCTTTATTTATAAGAATGGTAATAACGTTGCTAAAGCTGGACAAAAAGGATGAGGGAGATAATGATGCACCCGAATCATTTGTACCTAAAGCCAAGAAGACCTCATCTACATCAATGTATTTTAGGAATTCTTGTATGTTAGCTTCAAAATCTGTGAGCTTAGCACCTGCAGCACTGTATATAACAGTTTCGCCATGCACCGAATTACCAAAAGCTTGTGAATAAACTTTATCGAAAGCTGCTGCCGAGTTTCGCCCAATAGAATTACTATCCCCTACAATCGCTAACTTATGTTTTCGTTTCTGTGAGGATTTTAGATTCAGATTAGATATATCCTGCGTTCCGCCAAAGCTTCCTACGATTAGATTGGAATGGATTCCAAAGGCCTCTATTGCATTGCTTGAAAGGCTAGACAACTGAGACAATATTACAACCTCTCCAGAAGTTGTAATATTAACCAACTCTCCGTACAGCATGTACCCGTCCCTCCTTAGGCAGAGATACAGTTCGTCTGTGGTGTTAGTAAAAGAAATTGGGGTCGAGGTTTGTAGAATTGTTTCTACCCCAGAGTTACTAAATGTTACTAAATAAAGTTTACCCCTGTTAGCTCCCGCACTTAAGTCAACACGAATACCATTTCCTCCACCACTGGCTTGCTTAAAGCCAATCCCAACGCCATTCCCATTACTGACGTTTGTTATTTTAATTGAAAAATCATACTGCCACAACCATGTTATGTACCCTATTTCGGCAAAATGAAGCCATGTCGTATTCCCCGTTGCATTGGCTATACGCCATTTATTTGCAACAATTGATTGCGAAATATTAGCCCCTGTAAGGGCAAAACCAGTTGCTGGCCTGTCGAAATAATCATTAATAATATCACCAATAAGCGTCAACATTTGAGCCTCCGTGGTAATGATTTGATTATTCCCGTCTCTTTTGACTAGCCCTAAATTCGAATTCGCATCCGCAAAAAACTTCACCCCGTCAACAGTGTGGGCGGAGGCAGTCGGAGGCGAACTTTGCAGCAAAAGCTTATCTAACTTATTGTCGTTTAATGCTTTCCCTTGCGCTGCCGAAAGTGCTTTGTTCGTACTAGCGTCTGTCAGAATGTTTATAATGTCTGTAACAAGCAGCCTTGCGTTCAAAGCTGCCTGTAAATCAGTTTGCGAAGCTAAAGAGCCTGATATTGCACCCCAAACAGCACTTGCACTAGTAATCTGAACATATGCACTCCCACTCCATCGGTATTGAAAGTTAGTATCTATTGAAATGTAAATCTTCCCACTTTCGCCAGTAACTGGGAAGGCTGCAAGGTTGGCAAACTCTAAAACATCATCTACATAGGACGGCAAAAAAACTGTCGGAATTAGTCCAGAAACAAGCTTAGGGAAGTTATCTTCTACCCATTTTTTGTAAACAATATCTAAATCATTGTCGAGAGACAATTCACTTGAATATCTAGCAACTTTGTTCAAATTCAACCTGTCTATTAGCAACTGCATAGAATTAGACAGCAAACTTGGAACATTACCTACCGTCCAGTTGTGGAATGTGCCTCCAATAACTTGATAGCTTGCGTAGTCTTTTAGAACACCTCCCGTAGCCCAATCTTCTACAATTAGCCTTAAATCGTTGTCTCCAAATTGAATCTTACTTAAATATTGTAAAATAGAACCCGACAATCGCCTGCGTTCTAAAATTCGATTTGAAGTTGTGTTTGCAAATTTTAAGTCAGTTGTAATGTTTTCAGGGTTAAAAGAAGATGAACCACCCAAAGAAAACATTGTATCCAGCAAATCATAGAAATCCTGCTGAGTAGGTTTATCTCCTGTCTCAAACTTTGATTTTAAATAGGCTATTGTTTGTATTGCCATTATCGTACTATAAAATCAGTTTCTATAATCATGTAATCAATTCCTTCGCCAAGCGCAAGGCTGCTGTCACGGTTATTTACTCTTTTGTTTCTATCAGTGAAATATTTCACCACATCAGGCTTTGTTTCTCTCGTTTTGTCAATCAGAAACTTACTTCCAGCTTTTACTTTGTCCGTAATACTTGCACCTGAAGCATTCTGTACAAGAAGGTCAACCAATGAATCAATCGTACCAAAACATTGAGAACTAACATCTAGCAAGCTTTGCCCGTCAGTGCTTATGTGGTAATAAGTAGTTTGTTCACTTGCTACCAATGGCTTTTCTAAAACCCTTCTAAAAGGCATATAAACAATGTTTTCATTGATTATTGCCTTTGTGCCAATTACTGCATCGTTTTCAAGATCAAGACTTGGATTGTCCAACAAAAACTGAAACAGCCCTTCAATACTGCCGTAACTTTTGGCAGCAATAGAAGCAGGTGTTTGGCTATGTTGAACTACAGTTGTCATTTCAAATTCAGTTTGTCTATCGTTAAACCACCATCAAGCGTTTGTGTCAATTCTAATTCGTCAATCACATAGCCTTCCATTTCTTCAAGCTGCAATTTCAGTTCCCTTTCAAATCGGTACTTGTCTAAATTCGCTTTCAGCCAACGCCAAATATTGAAGCCTGTAAGTAAACTATTCAACCAATTCCCTTGAACTGAACGGATAATTAAATCAGCGTTTTGTTCATCACTGTCACCAATCACAAAATCTCCATTTGCTGTTTGCAAATCATCATTTTCGTCAAGCAATATGTCTTTTGCTCCTAGTGCCATTTAGTGCTTAATTGTCGTGTCTTCAAAACTTGTTTTTACAATGTCCACTATTGGCGTAGCAAGCAAATTGTAAGCATTTATACCAAGGCTTCCATCAATGCCAGCTTGTGCGCTAAACCCTGCTGCAATGGCTGCTTTCAAAGCTGATACCTGAGCATTCAGAGCGACAAGAAAAGGGTCAATGTGAATCATTCCTCCAATGCCATTATTATAGGTCACGTTCAGGCAATTCACTTTTATTTCGTCTATCTCAGACATTGCCACTACTAGGCAATCAGTCTTTTGATCGTTCAGCAAAATCACAACAACTGTAGAATCTACTGTTGGGTAAGCAACCATTTTGGTTTCTTTAGCATCTACAGTAGCTGTCAATCTTGCCTCTTTTATTTCAGCCCTGTCTTCTTCAGTAGGCTTCAGATTGCAAGTGTCTTTTGTTTTGTCAACAGAAACAACCGTACATTCAAAACATGGAATGTTCAGCCTTTTCTTGATGATTTCAAAAAGTAACTTGTCAATCATTTTCTTCGTCTAAATCTTCTTCTTCAATTATTTCGTCTTCGTCTTCTTCATGCTCTGGTTCATCAGCACCATATACACAAGGGCAAAAGCTACTCATGCAGCTAGTGCAAAAAGGCATTGCCTTTAAACCCGTTTTCCCAGTGTACATTCCCTTCTGAATTCGTTTACTTGAAAATCAACTTCAACAGCATCAACTAAATAGTTGCCTTCCTGATCTTTGTATTCATTGTCACGAAGCCTGACAGCTTCAGTTAATTGCACAAAAGGTAATCCAAAGCCTTTCACGCTGCCTTTATAACCTTCGTACTGAAATTTATCCAATTCAGCCTGAGCCAGTTTTGTCAATTCAGCCTCAGTCATTTCAGGAAAATTTAAGCTTCTGATGTCTCCTTCAGCATCTTTAGAAGGAAGCCAAACAATCAGCTTTTTGCCTGTCTTCAGGTTTGAGATTGCTTTGATTTTGATCGTGTTCACATCTTTTGTCATGAATTGAAGATTGCGACCATCAGCAGGAACATTGCGCTGGAAATCATAGACATATACCACATTGTCAGGAACGAACGAATAAGGAAAACCAACCTGAAGTACTTTGCCTTTGAAGAAACAGCAAAGGCTGTAATTGTCTGAAATGTATTTTAAAACAGTAGCTGCACTTACTTTGTCAATCGCAAACTTGCCAAGCTTCAATGAAGTATCTACAACGTTTTTAGAAACGTTTGGAGCAATGTAATTTAGCACATCCCCAAGCGTTGCAGCTTCCCATTGATTAGGTTCAACTATTGTTTTTTTTAGAATGTACATTTCATCTTCGATATGCACAACTACAGGGATTGTTTGTTCAACTCGCACAATGTACCCGTCAAACTCCCTGTTTTCTTTGCCGTTGTAACCAAGGTCAATTGTGACAACATCCCCAACCTTCAGCACTTCAGACACACGCTTTTTATTGTCGTTTTTGAAGTAAACTGCTTTGGGGAATGTGACCGTTGCCGTTTGGGTTTGAGCCTCAATGCTTTTTTTGATGTTCACACTCTCTACCTGTGTCATTTGCACAGTACCTAATGAGATATGACAAGTAGGTAGATAGGACATGATTAAAAGGAGTAAATACATATCATTAGTTGGCTAAAATTTCAAGTTCTACAGGTGTATAACTAAATGCTTGAATGTCAAAATATTGGGTATCTTCAAAACCTCTTGTTGCTGTAAATTCAGCTCTTACTATTCGCATCGCTTTGATGCCAAGTAGGTTGAACAATCGGCTTGAAACTATTTGAACCACATTGCCTTTTTTGAACATGGTCAGGAACTCTTTCAATTGCGTTTCAGGGTAATGAGAAGTGTAATCCCAAAGGAAACCACTCATTTTGATTGCAATAGGGTTTTGTCCTGATGTCTCGATTACAGGCGTACCTCCTACAATGCTTCCATTTACCAAAGCTCCATTCACAGGAGTTTCATTGTCATTGTAGCTCATTTCCCAATCTACCAAAGGGTCATTTGGAAAAACATAGCGTTCAGTTCCCTGTTCTACAATTATGTAATCAAAAAGAGGTGTACCAAGTAGCGAATTTCTAAGGGGTCTGTTTGGGTCTTCATCAAACGACTCTGCCCCTGAAAATTTGCGAAGTAGCGAACGCTCTACTACATTCTTGATTGCGGTATTTGCAGCAGCGTAAACAATCTTACTTCCTACTTCTTTGGCTGCTTTTACCGTACTGCCTACATTAGTGCTGTTCACCAATGTTTGCCCTAAAGCTTCGTAACGCTTAGTAATTTCGACACGATATTTACCTTGATTTTCAGCCATTACTATTTATTACCTACAATTTTTTCACTTACTAGCCATTCTACTTGCTGCCACTTCTTTGCCCACAGCTCCCCTTCCAAATCTTCAGGGAAGGGGATGTGTAGGTAATAACTTATGAGAGCATTGCACTTATCTATCCAGCTTGGCTCTCCTGAATAGAGTTCTAAAAATTTTGGATTTCAGATTCTGCATCTGAAAGGAAATCAAGTAACTGACTTCCTGCACTCAGGTTGTAAGGAGGAAAGGTTTTGATTACTTCTTCACCACCAAGCCAGCAGTTAGTAATAAGGATGTCGCACATCTTGGCAACATTCTTATCCATGAAAGGCAAGGCCATTCCAAGAATTTTTTTATCAGGATTGCGAACCACACAGCGAAATTCCAAATCGGCTGTTTTGCTTTTAATCACAATCACTTTTACCGTTTCTTTTCCTTCAGGGTCTTTGCCAAATTTCTCTTTCCAATCTTCAAATTGTTCCTTAGAAACATTCGAAGGCAATTTTACTTCAGCCATTGTTTTAATATTTAGTCCCTCTCCGATGGAGAGGGAAGGGTGAGGTTTTAAAGTGAAACATCGTATTTAATATCTAGCACCAAGAGTACTAGATCATGCACTAGGTTCATATCCCCTGACTTACTTGCAGTGGTTTTGCCTGTGAATTTTGCAATTATCACATCGTTTGTAATTCCTTGGTCTTCATTGATGTAGGAAACTACAATAGTGAAAGGCTTCAAACGCTTCAAATCTTTGTTTGGAGCTACAGCTTGCACTTGGTCTACTTCTTCTTTGCCAAGACTAAGAGTTGCCGTAAAGCTTTCTTTGCCTTCAGAATATCCGATTATTTTACCACCTCTGCCATTGTTGGTTTGGTTTTCAACTGTATCAGCATATTCAATCCCTGCAAAATTGAGAGGTTGCGACCCAAGCAAAGTGATAACAATATCAGCGTTATCGTACTGTTTTCTAATCTCTGCCATTGTTAAATAGATTTAGCAAGTCCAAGGTTTACTTTGATTGTATCAGCACTTCCATCAGGAACAATCGTGAAAGAAATGTTCAGCGTTTTTGGAGGGGCAATCAAATCTGAATCAGGGTCAACATACACCGAACGGCCTGAAATCTGATTGCTCATTTCCCTGTCAATTCTATTCTCACATTTCCCTTTGAAATAATGAATAGTGCCAATGCTCAATTTGCCTGTAGTCGGGTCAACTTTCTGGGTTGATTTGATGTCATTGAACAAAGCAGCATAAAGCACTCTTGCAGCTTTATCGGCTGTACGCCCGTAATGAATCGTGTTTTCGTTGATGAAGCCGTCTTCGTCCGTTTCAGGCGTAACACAGGTATAATCATTGTTCCAATAGATGCCATCAGAAAGAGGGTAAGTGATTGGGAAAATACCACGCTTATCATCCAGTGTGTCCCAAATCTCCTGCACTTCTTCAATAAGAGTATGGTTCGAAAAACCAGCACGAAGCCAACCAGCATTTGCAGCATCAGTTAAATCTCCTACTTCAGTCCAAGCAGGGTTTTGGTTGATTTCCCTTGCAGCTACGTCTCCAAGAAAAGTACCTATAGCAGCATGTTTGTACCACATCGGCAAAACATCCGCTTTGTCATAGTCTTGGCCTGAAACTACTGTCACTTTTGGAGCTACTACATCATCAATATTTCCAAGGTCTTGACTTCCTGCACTTGGCTCGAAAGCTTTACCTTCCAAAATCATTTGACAACCCATGCCTTTTTCAAAAGCCCAAACTGCTAAAGCTTGCGCTTTCGCAATGGCTGTGATTAGGTTAGTGTCGTAGCCATTTAGCAAGGTTGGGGAATAGCCAACTCCTGAGCTGAACTGTGTGACAGTCCCTGCAATAGTGCCATTAATAAGCAAGTTCAAAACAGAACCACCGTTAATGCTTGCACCATATCCAGCAGGAGCAGTAAGAGCGACATTGCTAGTAGAACCAGCAGCTACAAAACCATGTGTTGCAGTGTTCTCATTGATTGCAGCCCGAACAGCTACAGCCAACAATGTTGCAGTTGATTCAGCAGCCGTTTTGGTGAAGCTTCCTAAAGTGATTGTTTTGCTGTCGAAAGTAATTCGAACTGCAACGGTATCCCCATCAGCACCAACAGCCGTAAAATTGACGTTACCACCTGTCGCTTTTGTTTCAGCAGGATTGAAACCAAAGCCCAATTGCTTTATTTCTCCTTTTGCTGTATTGATAAGCTTTTTGGCATACACAATGCCTGCGTCTTCTACCATTACTGGCAAAGTCACAGAAGTTGCAACCAACATGAACCAAAGCTTTGTACCAGCTTTGTTTTTGGTACGCCTGTAGAATTCTTTGATGTGGTAATAGACCAACACACCATTTGCTTTGTCATAAGCATCCGACAAGCCCAATGCCTTAGCATCAAATGTCCCGTTGATACTGTACACCGTTCCAAGTGCTAAGCCAGCAGTGGCAACTCCATTCAGGATAAGACCACTGATATTGTCCCCTGTAAGCGAAACCTGCGAACTAGGTGAAGATTTTATAACTTTTACGCCTCCTATAGCCATTGTACAAGTGTTTTAGAAATTACTTAGAAGCCTTTGGTTTCTTTTCTGTTTTAACAGTAGCATTTTCAACAACTTCTTCTGTTGCTGTAGCAGTTTCAGCAGCTACTTCTGATTTTGTTACTTCTTCACTTTTACCTTCTTCATCTTCAGGCTCTGTGATAGTAGTAGTAACTTCTTCTTTTTCAGCATCATTAGCACCTTCTACTTTTGTAGAATCAGTGTCTAAATCTGTATTTGAAGCCCCTGTTTCTTGTACAAGATTTTCGCCTAAAGCCTCCGTTTCTTGTACTTCTTCAGCGACTGTATAAGCTTTTAAAACCTCTTTAGCCTTGCTATTTCTAGCTTCTCTTGCTGATGAAAAGAACTCTCCTTTTTCAGTGACAAAGACTTCTTTCAGCTTGTGCGTTTCTGCTACTTGTTTCGCTTCAGCGATTATTTCAGGTGTCAATTCCATTTGATTAAATAAATTTTAGGTAAGACAATAAGAACCTTCCTGTCAAAAAAACAGCGATGAATACAGATAAACCCAAAGCCCACTTGTAATACCAAGGCACTTCACATTTACAATTTTTAAGCAGTAATTCATTTTCTTTTCGAAGGGTAAAGACTTCACGAGTATAGCGTGTAATCACATCTAAATAAGGGGCTACATCACATTCAAGAGTAGCCTTGCCTTTATTGTCAATTTTTAATTTTGCTTTGGCTCTTTTGCCTTTCACCTCATAAGTCTTGTTGAAAATTTCAGGACAAGGGAGTTGGAAACTATCTTTAATGATTTCCCCTTCTATGCTAATGGTATCATGTACAGGCACATAAGTAATGATAGTGCTATCTGAAACAGTCTTACTTGATACTACCTTTTTGGCACAAGAAGCCAACGCAAGCATCGACATGCAAAAAATGAATACTGAAACTTCACCACCTGCTTTTTTAAGCTTGAGAGGTAAAAGCCCAATACCAAGCGCAATGCCAACTCCTGCCTGTGTCCAATCGGCTTTGCCAGTTAAGACAGTAAACAGGGCAATGAAAATGATTACTAAGCCAATGATTGACTCAATCCCTCCCTCTATGATATTCTTTAACTTAAACATGTTGGTAAATATTTTTAGGTGAAATACCTATTCTTCCTAACCATTTTGGCACATCAAAACTTGGACATGCTTTAGGGGCAAATTGGTTGTGGCCTGAAATCAAGATGTCAGGATGTTGGGCAATGGTTTGTTTGATGTAGTTTGCCATTGACATCAATTGCTCAGGAGTTCTGGTATCTTTTGCAGCCGTGTTGTCTTTGTTCATCCCTCCTACATACACCACATGTCTTGCTATTTTGTTGATCGTTCCGCTTACACCGTTGGTTATTTCCCAAGGTTCAACTTCATTGTCTCCATCATACTTTACCATGTTTTCCAGAAGGCCGTTCAAATGGATAATGTCTGAATAACCGACTTGCTTCCAACCTCTCCCTTTTGGTTCAGGGCTTGTGTGCCACTCCCTTATTGTTTTGGAAGTCACAGCCCTTCCTTCAGGAGTTGCGGTGCAATGAATGACTAGGTATTTAAGCGTTCCCATTCCCTTTTTTTTCACCAGTTGAAATACCTTTTCTCACAATCATCACAAACAAGAATCCGACAACTGCACTAAGGCCAGCCATTACCAGCGTATGTAAGTCTTCAAGAAATAATTTACTTGCCAAATAGGTTTTAATCAAATACCAAATCAACCCAAAAACACTGCCCCCAAAATCATCAGCATGTTTATTAACAGAGGTATAGAAGTTGTGAAACATATTAATGATTGATTATTATTAGTTGCAAGTAAGGGACTCGAACCCCTGACCTCTTGGGTATGAACCAAGCGAGCTGCCAACTGCTCCAACTTGCGATGTGTCTTTAATAAAAGCCCTAGACTATCACTAGGGCTTCTTTCTTCAGTTGCGAAGCCTTACGGGGCTTCTATCTTCATCGGGGTTTGTGTCGTACTAAGCAGCCTGAACGATGGCTACAGCTCCTTTTTGGTCAAGCCTTGAAAGAGATGCACCAAAGCGAACTGAAGCGTTCAAGATTGAGCCTAAGTAGTTAGGGTCATTTTCTTTCATGTAGTTCTTTACATTGCCTTCGCAACGTCTTACAAACATTGGATGCCAGATCAGGATTGATTGGTTGTCAGAAATCGCAGCAAGCGAACCAACTGATTTCACTACAGGAGTTCCAGCATTGGTAAATAATGCAGCTCTGCTTCTTACAAACACATCACATCCTTGGATTTTACCAATTGAGCCAGCAGCCAATTGACCAACAATACCCGTTTTGTCAAAGTCTCTGAATTCAGCAATTCGCTTCACTTCAGCTACTTGGTTCGAGTTGATTAACATTTTACGGCCTTCGCTTGGGACGTCCATGTTATCCATGATTCTAATTGCCTCAATGAAATCAGCGTAAGTCAATTCCTTTCTTGTACCTGTTGCACCTGTAGCGAGTGAACCTGTATTGCCTGTTCCAGAAGTACGAACAATGTTTGTAGCCAATGAAGGGGCAAACTTGACTGCTGCTGTATCAGCGATTCGAGTGTTAAGCGTGTCTACATGGTCTGACAACACATCCATACGCTTGTCATAAGGAAGATTTTCTAATTCTTCATCTGGAAGATGAATTGGAGAGGTAGCAAATAGATCAACCAAGTATTCAAGTACATTATCTTCTCTATCTTCTACAGGTAATGGAAAAGAGGATGGATTTACATGTATAGTTGGGATTGCTCCTGATTGACCAACAGAAACAGTACGTCCGTTTATCTTTCCTGAAGCATCGAGTTTTGAAGCCTTGTAAAACTCATTAGCAGGATAAAGATTCTTCTGAAGGTCTTTCAAGAAAATCTTCAAAATTTGCTGATCGTACAAGCGCATTTCTGGCAATTCGACAGAAGGCCAAAAGGCGTACACCATTGGAGCTGCAAAAGTCGCAAGAGCGAAAGCAGGGCTTGCAGTGGCTGTAAAAGCAACACTAGCAAGTAGAAGCGAGAAGAATAGCGAGTAAACAAACGCTACTATTGGTTTTGTCTTTTTCATTTTAAAAGGGTTTTAGAAGGGTTTTTGATTAGTCGATTTGTTCACTATGAGCAATGAAGTTTGTGCCATCAAAAACGAATGTTTTTGTTTTTGTCTTGCCAGCAGTCCCTGTAATAGCAATTCCGTCAATCCCAGTGCCGAAAGTAGTTACTTCAGTCCCTGTGGTTTTGATTTTTACAGTCAATTCATCCCCTTCCAATTGCTCAGGGTCAGGAGTTACATTCAATGTCAAATTCCCAGTGAGAATAGCAGGTTCAATGATCGTTTTCGAGTTGGATATTGCTACTGTGATTGCAGCAGCATAAGCAGGTGTTACATGATCGGCCTTGCCGAATGGGTATCTTTGATTTGCCATGTCCTTATGAATTAGCGTAAGCGTCAATTAAAGCATCGTATTTCGGACGATCATTTTTCTTCATGTTCGTCAAACCTTGTGGGTCTTTTTCGCACCATGCGTTGTAATCCCAATCTTTGCGAGATGTTGCACTAGCTGAACCTTCAGCCCCTGAGCCTTTGCCAATGTTTGACAAATCAACCTTTGCAGGGATTTTATCAAAGACACGTTTTACAACTTCAAAGCTTGCTGTAGCATCTAAAAGCAATTGCGCTCTTTCACCTTCACCTGCTTTACCTTGTGCAATCACATCTTCGACAAAGGCCACAACCTTTGCTTTTTTTTCGGTTTCAACTGAAGCTTCCAAAGCAGCCACTTTATCTTTCAAAAGTTCATTCTTTGCCTTCAAGTCTTTTACATTAGCTATTTCAGCTAGTACCTGCTCTTTTGTTGAGCCAGCGGTCATGCCTAATTCTTTGGCAACTGCTTCTACTTCGATTCCTTCCATTGTATTTTTTTGGGGGTTTGTTCCTTTTTGGGTTGCATCATAACTAGCAGCAGCATCAAGCTCTAACCAGTTTTGAGGTAATTGATAAGAAGTTTTAGTGTTGACAAGACCTGTCATAATGCCAGCTTCTACAGCCTGTTCAGCCGTAAGCCAAGTATCTTCTTCTTTGAAAAATTTAGCTCTGATTTCTTCAGCACTCAGGTTGGTACTTTCGGCAACCATCGCAATCATTTCAGTCTCGTAGTTTTCGAGCAGTTCAGCTATTTCTCGCAAATCGGCTGCACTTGCATTTTCCAACTTTGGAATGAATGGTTTGTGGAACATCATTTTGGCAGGTTTATTTATTTCCCCTCCTGATGCCAAAACAGCACTCATACTTGCAGCCAATTGTACAACCTCTTTGGTCACAGCCATTGGGCTTGCCTTTACACGGTTATACATCTTGATGCCTTCGATTACCGAACCACCAACCGAATTGATTTTGATTTTCGCTTCTGTTACCCCTGCTTTTTCAAGCTTGGTCATTTCTGCATCAAACAATTCAGAGGTCTTGGCTAGTGGGGATATTTTCCCTTCCAGTTTGATGACTGCTTTCTTTCCAGATGCTTCTATTTGTAACCAGTTCTTTTGCATTCCTTGCGGTTGATGGCTCAAAGATGCAGGGTGTTTTTAAGTTCTAAAAGCCTGTTTTTGAGACTTCTACAACATGGAAAAGATGTTATCTTTTAAAACCGTAGACTTCTAAAAGACCTTTTCAAAAGCCCATTTTTAAGCCCTTTCTTTGAATCGTAAAGCAAAAACGATGGCAGAATTGTCTTTAAAGGATAAGAAGAAACTGGCTGAACAGCTCTTTGTACATAATGATATGGATGGTAAAGAAGTCGCTCAACAAATAGGAGTGACTGAGAAGACTATTTCAAATTGGCGTACAGTTGGGCATTGGGATAACCTACGATCAGCCAAAACTCTGACAAAAGATAACTTGGTTCGCAACCTGTACGAACAGGCATATCTTATTACTGAGAGAGCCAAGGAAGCAAACAAAACATTGTCTTCAGCAGAAACAGATCAATTGGTGAAAATTGCTACTAGTATAGAGAAGCTAGATAAGAAACACAGCCTTCAGTTAGTGATTCAGGTTTTCAAGAACTTCAACAACTATGTAAAGCAGGTTGATTTGGATTTTGCAAAAGTGCTTACTGATATGCAACGCAAGTACCTTCAAACATTAATCCCGAATGATTAATACAAAAGATTCAAAACTTCTCTTAGAGTTTGAATTGCATTGTAAATCAATTCAACAGGCTACTGCTGCCATTTCAGACGAAAGCTTCAAAGACAAAGATGCTAGAATCAGAAAGGCACAAAAAGACTATGTCTACTTTGTTGAATACTACTTTCCTCATTACGCTAAATCAGAATCAGGTTGGTTTCATAAACGTGCAGCCAAAGAGATAAAGGAAAATCCAACAGGTCAATTCCTGATGGAGTGGGCTAGAGGCCACGCCAAGAGTACGCATTTTGACATCATGATTCCGCTTTGGTTGAAGATGCAGGAAGTCAGAACTATCAACACGATGGTTCTGATTTCTAAAAATGAATCGGCTGCGAATCGTTTGCTTGCTGATGTACAAGCGGAACTGCAACACAACCAAAGGTATATCAATGACTTTGGAGTTCAGTTCAATTATGGCAATTGGGAAGATGGTGAGTTTACCACACGTGACGGGGTTTTCTTCATTGCGCTTGGTCGTGGTCAAACTCCAAGGGGTTTGCGAAACGGGGCAAACCGTCCTGATTACATCGTGTGGGATGATATTGATGATGATGAAATGTGCCGAAATCCAAAGCGTGTACGTGAAGTGTGCGATTGGTTGCAAGAGGCCGTGTTTGGAACTATGGACATGGGTCAAGGCCGTTTTATTGGAGTAGGCAATAGGATTGGGAAGGTTTCAGTCATTGCCTACTTCGCTACCAAGAAAGGTATTATACACATCAAAGTAAATGCGCTGAACAAACATGGTGAACCGAACTGGAAAGAGAAGTACACCAAAGAACAGATTCAGGCTATTCGCAATTTCATGGGTTTGCGAGCCTTCGAAAAAGAGTACATGAACAATCCAATCACTGAAGGGACAATCTTCAAAAATGCTTGGATTCGTTTTGGTAAAATATACAAGCTTCGTGAATATGAAATGTTGGTTGCTTATGGTGACCCAAGTTTCAAAGATCATGGAGACTTCAAGGCTATCCGATTTTGGGGAAAGAAAGGAAAAGAGCTGCATTTGATAAACTGCTACGTGCGCCAAAGTACAGTAAGCAGCTTTGTAAAGTGGTGGTATGATTTTCATGAATCTATTCCAGCCGATGTGATAGTCTATCACTACATGGAAGCCAATTTCATGCAAGACATCATTTTAGATGAATTTGAAGAAGAAGGGTTAAGGCGTGGCTATCAATTGCCAATACGTCCTGATACCAGAAAGAAACCAGACAAGCTTCAGCGTGTAGAAAGTATCAGTCCTTTTTGGGAGCGTGGGTTTGTGACCTACAACGAAAAGCTAAAAGACAATCCAGACATGCAAGCAGGGATTGAACAAACATTAGCCATTGAGAAAGGAAGCAAAACCAATGATGATGCGCCTGATGCTGATGAAGGTGCAATCTGGATTCTTCAAAAGAACATGCGCAATGATTCTGATTTACAAAATGGAGTGACGTTGGGAATGAGAGAGGTTTCAGATAATAGCTATTGATATGGGAAATAGTAAAGACATGAATGATATACTTCTCTTAGGATTTTTTCTAGGAGGTGTAATTGTAGGCTCTGGTTTTGTTTTGGTTCTATTATTTATATAATCATGTTTCTAAGAAAACGAGATTTCAAACCACAGGTACGCACTGAAGTACTTTCTATCATCAGCACATTTGATGATAAGAATTTATTAGATGCTGAAGTAATGGCAATCAGCCGAATGACAGGCTACTTGTATGTAAAGTTCGATACAGATAAAATCTTTGCTCCTTTGGTGGTTTGGGCAAAAGGCACGGTTTACGCCAAAGATCAGCGCATAATCTTAACGGCTGATGCTTATGTTGCTACGACTCCTTATGTAGCAGATGATTTGGCTTTGCAAGTTGGGAAAGTGTACATCTGTCATACGCCAACTACAGGAGCATTTGATGCAAGCAAGTGGACTTTGTTAGGAGAAGACCAAAGTCTTTTTTATGTGGCTGTGACAACCACCACAGCAGAAACACTGGTAAATGATGGAGTGGAATTCAAAGCAGGTGACACTCGTACTCCTATTATAGTAGAAACGCTGGTTGACATCATTTTGTATTTGCTTCATGGCAACACATCCAGAAACCAAATGCCAGTAATGCGAGACGAACGCTACAAGTCTGCTTTGGACTGGTTGCGAGACATGCGAGACGGTCAACTACAAGACCCGTCAATTCCTGTTCGTCTCAATTCTGAAGGTGACACAGAAGGCACATTTTTCAAATATGGCAGTCAAACGCAGTTTGATAATGGCAGTTGGTAGTAACACCTTTCTAAAAGTATTCTAAAAGGCTCGATAATGAAGCGAAAACATAAAAATAACACAAATACCAGTCAGCCTGTTTCGATGCTCGTAGAAGGCGAAAAAGAGTGGTTTGATATTCGTACTCCAAAAGCTGCTATTTCTGATAAGCAAGCAAAGGACATTATAGAGGAATTGACCAAGCAATTCATAGACCGAACCAAAAATGATATTCGCAAATGGAAGCTTGCCAGAGAGATTGCTGAAGAAATAGTTTTGCCACGTTGGGAAAGCATTCAAGATATTTATTTGGACGTGTCTGATGATTTGCATTGGGAGTCTGTTTCGGCACAAAGGCGAATGAAAGTAACAGGATGCGAGTTCTGTTTACGGGATGCTTCAGGCAAAGAAAATGAAGAAGCAACAAAACTTTTGCAAAGAAAGTGGTTTAAAGACTTTCTAAGGCACTATTGCGATGCCAAGAGTTTTAAGTATTCGCTCATTCAGTTTGGAGATCGTGACATGCAGAAAGGTTTCAAAACTGTGAAACTGGTTGATAGGCGTTACATCGTGCCACAAGAGTTGATTTGCTTGCGAAACTTGGCTGATACTGATGGAATAGATTTTACTTCAGCTCCTTACAATCTATGGACATTGTTTGTCCAAGACGAAACATCCAAGTTTGGTTTGATTGGCAAAGCAGCTCCATTGCTATTGATGAAACGCAATGCAATAGTGGCGTGGTCTTCGTTTACTGAAATATTTGGCTTGCCGTTCCGTAAGGCTACCACCACCACACGCAACATTGACGAACGCAATAGAATCGAGCAAATGTTGAAGACAATGGGAAAGGCAGCTTATGGCCTATTTCCTGAAGGCACAAACTTGGAGCTGATTGAAAGCAACAAAACAGATGCTTACAAAGTATTTGACAGCTTCATTGAACGTATCAACTCCGAAATTTCCAAAGCCTATTTAGGGCAAACAGGAACTACAGATACCAAGTCTTTTGAAGGTAGTGCCAAAGTACATGATGAAATCATGGATGATGTGACGGCTGATGATTTGTCAGACCTTGCCTTCTTCATCAATGAAGAATTGATGCCCTTCCTTATCATGCACGGATTCCCGTTTGAAGGGCTTAAATTTGGTTGGGATAATGATGTTGAAGACAGCATTTCAGACAAAGCAAAGACGGCTTTGATGGTGTCGCAAATGGGTTGGACACCTACAAAAGAATGGGTACAAAATGAGTTGGATGTAGAAGTTGAAGACAAGGCCGAACCAATTGAGCCAGTTGAACAAAATAAACCGCCCCTTTTAGATAAAAAGAGTCCAAAGGCAAAAGACCCTGATTTGAAAGCGATCATGAGTCAGTTGAAAACATTGTATAAGTAGTGTGTAGTACGTGCGACATATCGAACCATTTGACCGACCCTCTTGTGTCCGCAACAGGTCTTCAGGGCTTTAAAGGCATATTAGATGTCATTGAAAGGGTGTATACTGGCTCATTATCGGCAGTTATAGACCGTAGTTTGTGGCTATTTACTGCCAAAACACTGTATTCAGGGATAGAAAAAGGCTATGGGAAGAAACTCATTGACGTAAACTATGACAGTCCAGACAAGGCAATGCTTCAATCGCTTCGTGATAATGTGTATGTCTTTTCTGCTTTCAAAACAGAAAAAGAATTGCGTATGATGACTGAGTTGCTAACCACTTCAGATGGCAAGCCAAAATCAAAAGCAAAATTCATTTCCGAAACATTGGCTTTGCATAAAGAATACGATGTGCATTTCCTTAATGCGGAATATGACAATGCCATAAAATCGGCACAATCGGCAGCGCAATGGGTACGCATTCAAGAAGACAAGAAAGCACTGCCTTATCTCAGATATTCGACTGTACACGATAGTCGTGTACGGCTCGAACACAAAGCCTTGGATGGTGTCACACTTCCTGTAGATGATGATTTCTGGAACACTTATTTTCCCCCTAATGGTTGGGGTTGTAGGTGTGATGTGATTCAGGTAGATCGTGGCAAGCTTACGGACAAAAGCAAGATTGTTCCTCCTGACATGCTCCCAATGTTCAAAAACAATGTGGGCAAAGAAGGAATTGTATTCCCTGAAAAACATCCGTACTACGAAACATCCATTGCAACCAAAAACAAAATACACAGCTTTGTAAAACAAAATGTGCCTTACAAGCAAATGGAGCTTAAATACGAACAGTTTAAAACCAAGAAAGACAATACCTACCATGTGGCAAATACACATGTAGGCGATGAACGGAAGCCCAATATTGCCATTGCTGAAATGTTGTCAGACAAAGGCCATGATGTAAAGCTACTACACAACAATATCACAGACAGGAGCTTTTTTGAGAAAGTAATGCCCCAAAATGCCTTGTTTCCCAAACATCCAGATGCTACAATAGATGGAAATACATTTGAGTTTAAAACGAATGGGTCAGGAAGAACAGAAACTTTAAAAAGTGAAATATTCAAGGCGTTCAAACAAGCTCCAAATGTATTGGTTCGATTTGATTACTCCGAAGACGTAGAAAGATATGTGAAGGGCGAAGTCTTAGCTAGAAAAAAATATTTGACTTCTAAAAATATAAATGAAGATTTTGAAGTGTGGGTATTGCAAAAGGGAGAGATAAAGATATTTAAGAGCATTGACTATTAAATGGCAAAACCCAGCTTATTGGGCTGGGTTTTGGGCTGTAGTACTCAGGTTTCTTATGTGTCCTCTCCTACACAAGTCTTTCGACACCCAAATATACGAAACAATTTTAAAACGGTTCTAAAAAGTCTTAATACTTGATACTTACTACTTGATACTATCATGAAAGGAATAGAATTCTTGATCTCCTTAAAGGAGAAAATGGCAAAGCCATTAGAAAACATCAATAAGAAGTTGGAGAAAACAAAAGGCTTGGCTGCGAAGCTGAAGAATTTTGTCATTTCGCCAAGGGTAAATACTGAAGGGATAGATCGGATGTCTAACAGCCTTTCAGGATTGAAAAGCTTGGCTACAAAACTTGTAGCAGGAGCTGCATTGATAGCATTTACTCACAATGTTACGGATGCCTTAGCTCAGACAGAGAAGTTTGAAGTAGTACTAACCAAGACTTTAGGGAATAAAGCGATTGCTTCAAGCTCTCTCGAATATCTGAGCCAATTTGCCGATAAAACCAACTTCACTACAGAGGAACTGACTGATAATTACATTAAGCTTGCAAACAGGGGATTAAGACCCACTGAAAAGGCTTTTACTGCTATTGGGGATGTAGCCAATGTTTTAGGTAAAGATTTTAGTCAAGTAAATGAAGCGATTCTTGACATATCCAATTCCGAACGCTGGAAGGAATTAGGTATTAAATCTGAAGTAGCAGGAGACAAAGTAAAACTGACATTTCGAGGAATAACCCAAACGGTTGATGGTACTGAAAAAGGAGTATTAGATGCTGTCACTGCATTCGGTCAAATGAATGGAGTCTTAGGAGTGACAGAAGAAATAAGTCAAACCACAGGGGGTAAATTATCTACACTGGAAGATTCAATAAGTAGACTGTATAAAAGTATTGGCGAAGGATTAAAACCCCAAATCCATGCTATTATTGATGCACTTGCTGAATTTGTTCAATTTGGAGGGCTTTTATTACAAAAAGCAAAAGCCCTGAAAGGTGCATTTCTTGGCATAAAAGAAGCATTGCAGCCACTAATTGATTCATTTTATGATGCAGCCGAAAGTTTAGGATTAGTTGGTACAAGTGCAGTAATTGCCGAATCTATCATCAATAAAATAGCAGTTGCAATCGAATTCTTAAAACCAATGATTGCTGTAGTAGCTGAATTGGGGGCTGAAATAATGCGTGTCATTACCAATATAATCAACATGGTAATGAATGTGACTTGGATAAACAAGACTATTGGAGGGCTTGTAGAAGGCTTTAAAACGGCTTTTATAACCATTGCCAAAATAGCCAAAAACGTACTTGGAGGAATAGGGGATTTAGTAGTTGGAATTCTAAGCGGTGATCTTGGAATGATTGGTTCTGGTTTCAAAAAACTTGGAGGGGCAATCGTTGAAACGTTGGGTGCGCCTGTTAAAGTTTTAATGGGAGCAGGCAAAGGAGTTGCTGAAGGCTTCATGCAAAACAAACCTGACTTGTTTAAAAACAAACAGGAGGAAGAAAAAAAGAAAGTTGGTTTAGCTACAGATGGAGAAAGCCAATTCGACCCAACTAATAAAGACAAAACCAAAGCCAAGAAAAACAAGGCTGAAGCCCGTGTGAATGCTGTGACAGGAGAAGCCCGAAACCAGCGAAACATTACTATCAACATTGGTACTTTGAAAGGAGCTGAAAAGATAGAAGTAACTGCTTCTACGATTGGAGACTTCATGAACCAATCAAAGTTTGAGAAAATGCTTACCGAAGCCCTGCTTCGTTCGGTTCGTAATGCTGAAACTTCGTTCTAATGGAATCTTTAGACTTTGGGAAAATAGCGAAACAGTTTACCAATTATCACAGGTTATTACCTGCGAAGGTTGGAGCTATTGCCGTTGATTTCTACAAACAAAGTTTTCGTAGGCAAGGCTACATAGACAAGGCGTACAAGCGTTGGGACGAACGTAAGAAAACTGACAAACGCAGGAAAGGACGTGCCATTATGGTTGATACTGGAACGCTAAGGCGAAGCATCAGAGTAAGCTACAAAGGCCGTGACTATGTAGTGATTGGAAGCAATATGCCTTATGCCAAGATTCATAATGAAGGTGGTATAATCTCACATCCTGGCACAAAGCGGACACTCAATTTTAGAAGGGATAAAAAGGGAATGCGATTCGCCAAAAGCACTGCTACCAACATAGTAGCGCAAGCCAAAGTAGAAGGCAAGCCCTACACCATCAAGATTCCTCAAAGGCAGTTTATGGGTGCAAGCCAGTTCTTAGAAAGGCGTATTGAAGCCATTATTACACACGATCTCAAAAAGATGTTTGGAGTCTAATTACTTGATACTTACTACTTGATACTAAAATGGTAACAGAAATCATCACTGAACTAAGTACTTTCTTCAGATCAGAAGAAGTAACTACTTTCCTTACAGAAAGAGGCTTGAAGCCAATTGCACATATCGAACGCTACTGTGAACAGTACATGCCAGACGTTGAAGGCAATGTAATGGTATTGCCAGTGCCTGCCATTTTGTTTGAATTTGACTTTGATTTTGGGGATGATGGAAGCCTGAGCCAAAGAGGAAACGGATTGCTCAGGCTGCATATTTTGCAAGAAAACTACGCTTGGGCTGAAAGTAGTAGCTCCGATTTTCAAGAGGCCATGCAAACCTATGATTATGTAGAAGCAATTCATTTCCTGCTACACGGCAAAAGTGGTGAAAGCTTTGGCAAGATGCAGCGTAGAAGATGGAAGCCAGCCATAAACACCAAGATAAACATTGTAGACGTGCCAGAATATGCGTTCATGGTGGTAGATGATACTACCAACCGATATGCAAGCTATACAAGCAATGGAGGTGAAGGAACGCTACAAGTCACTAAAAAACTGGCTGAAAAATTACTCAAAGAACCTGCCCCTGTTTTACCCAAATATTCCATTTAAACCCAATAGTTATGAATTTCAGAATCAATTTTTCAAAATTTATCGACATGCTTTTGCCTCCTATGCTTAGGCAAACAAGACAACGTGAGTGGCTTTCTGTACTTAAAAAGCCAATGGATGATATTCAACAGGAGCTTGTTACTATTGTGGATGCTGCAAAAAAAGAAGTAGCCTATCAACCAAACAAAGGTCTTGTAGAAGAAAGATTGAATGAACAGTTTGGGGTCGCTGACAAAATAAGGATTGTAAATCTAGCGCAAGGGAGACCTAGCATATACATTGGGGAGCATAAAAACGACAATTACCGTATGTATATTGGGCAGCATAACGACCCTCGTTATCAATTATATATCAACCAACATAACGGATACGATCCGCCTAATTTCGATTTTGAAGTAATAATAGACAATGATTTCACGTTGACTGACGACCAGATAAATGTCATTGCTGTACTATGCGTGCGCTATTCGCCTAGTAAGCGATTTAGGATTAGGCATGAAGACGGTACGCCTCGTTACCCATTGACATAAAAAAAAGCCCCAAATCGGGGCTTTTTCGTTTTATCTGACTATTATCTTTCGCCTTCTCCCATCACTAAATAGGACGATGATTGCCGTATTAGGTATTGCTTCTTTTAATTCACGTCCCTGAATATCAAATATGGCTACTACTTTTGATTCGGGCTTGTTTATGTAATCGTCAAATATTCCAGTAGGAGATGTTATTTGAAACGCATTAGCAAACCACGCATTATCACGATAACTCCAAAACATTAAATTGAGATTGTAGTAAAAAGAATTCTCTGGGACTTTGAAGTGATAATCATAAAGGTTGTAATATACAGATGGTGTTGTTGATCGGTCTTCATACACTTCCTTGAAACGCAGATCACTAATTTTTAAAGTGTCTTGGTAGTAAACTCTATTCTCTTTTAGTGTAGTATCATATTGGGCAATTCTAATCATGAATGTTGTATTACTACCAACGGTTGTGCTAGTCCGCAAAACGGTTTTTATACTATCATTTGGTATGTATTTTTTGCTTTGCCCCGTACCATGAAATATTGCAGGAGTTGTTGTAACGGCTTGAGAAAGCCCATAAAACGGTAATAATATTATCAATAGCTTTTTCATAATTAAAAAGTTAAAGCCCCGATTGCTCAGGGCTGGTTGGTTATTTGTTTCCTTTTAGTTCTAATTCAGCCAATTCCATAAGGCAATCTATTTGCCATATTGTTTGAGAAATGGCTTCCATGTTTTGCGTTTTACCGTAGTTGCAAGTCTCTAATAATACCATTGCTAAGCTACGTCCAAACCCAATTGCCTCACTTCCATCTTCAAAAGTCAAGCATGGTTTACCTTGGTTCATTATAGCTATCATAACGCAATGCCTCCTTTCAGTTTGGCTAAAATAGAAAGCCTCAATTTGCTATCTTCTATCTGGCATACATCGCTTAGAATGTCTATTAAGCGTTGTGGCGTTAGGCGGTTATTGGCGGTCTTGCGCTTTGGTGCCAAGATTGGCATAGTATTCAATTTATTGAAGTGCGTAAATACATTCGTTAGCGGTTATTCTGAAAGAAGGCACTGGCAAATCCAGCACTACACATCGAACGAATATCCGCATCGGTTTTTATCCTATCTTTTGCCCAAGCAAATTCAGGTATTAAGTTTACTGCGC